GATAGATCTCGATCCTAAAAGGGACGATATTGAACAGTGTGATTATTTTAAGTATAAAGGGACTGAATCATTAGTCATAGGGAATCCGCCTTTTGGGCGGGTTTCTTCTATGGCTATAAAGTTTTTTAATTATTCGGCAACCTTTGCTGATACAATAGCTTTTATTATACCTCGTACTTTTAGAAGAGTATCTATTCAAAATAAGTTAAGTTTAGATTTTCACTTGGTGAAAGATATAGAAATACCTATAGGTAGTTTTGAGCCTCTAAGTATGAAAGCTAAATGTTGTTTTCAAGTATGGGAACGAAGAGATAAGCCAAGAGAAAAAATAGAGTTAGAAATGACTCACCCAGATTTTGAAGTAGTAAGTTATATAACTGTTGATGGAAAAGTAGCTGCTCCTTCAAACATAGACTTTGCTGTAAGAGCCTATGGAGGAAATATTGGGCAAGTATCCTTAGATATAGATGAACTGGCCCCAAAAAGCTGGCATTTTATTAGAAGTCCTATAGCAGAGGATCTTATTGATCGTTTTGAAAAACTAGACTACTACCCCTTAGCAAGTTGGACAGCAAGACAAGATAGTATTGGTAAGGGAGATTTAATTTACCTTTACAATAAAAAGTTCTTGACAATTTTGTAAAAAGCGCGTATAATAGTTCTAAATTAATGAGAAATCAATATGCGTGAATTTTTAACAAAGGCTGCAAAAGCCTACTACGAAGGAACCCCTATTATATCTGATGCAGAGTTTGATATTTTAGCAAAAGAAATAGGGTTTAATGAAGTAGGTTATACAGACTTAGAGTATGAATTTAAACACTTATATCCTATGTATAGTTTGCAAAAAGCTTTTGTAGGGGAAAACTTTTCCCCTCTACCCCCTACTATTTCAGATACATTAGTAACTCCTAAACTCGATGGTGCCGCAGTATCCCTGGGGTACTACGATGGAGAATTAGTGTTAGCCCTTACCAGGGGAGATGGAAAGAAAGGTAGAAATATTGCTAGTAAGATGCAACACTTAATACCCACTAGAATTCCTAACAAAGGAATAGTGCAAATTACAGGAGAAGTAGTTGCTAAAAAATCTATTCCCAATGCTAGAAACTATGCTGCGGGTGCTCTGAATTTAAAATCTCAAGAGGATTTTAAACAAAGAGAAGTTAGATTTATAGCTTACGATGTTCAGCCAAAAACAACAGAGTATTGGTCTACAAGTTTGGCTGAATTAGTTTATTTCGATACTGTTTTAGATTCAAAGTGGGAAGAATATCCTCAAGACGGAGTAGTTTTTCGAGTTGATTCTGTAGCAGAATTCGAGGAGCTAGGATATACCGCACACCATCCCCGTGGTGCTTTCGCTTTAAAAGAAAGGGCAGAGGGAGTAGAAACCACTCTTTTAGATGTTGTTTGGCAAACAGGAAAGAGTGGAGTAATTAGCCCTGTAGCAATCCTAGATCCAATTAAAATTGGTGAAGCGGTTATTACTAGAGCAACATTACACAATATAGAATATATAAGAGAATTAAATTTGGAAATAGGGTGTCGCGTAGAGGTTATACGTTCTGGAGAGATTATACCTCGCGTTGTAAGGCGTGTAAGTTAATTCCTACCTATAGAAAAATAGTTCTTGACAATAAGCCCAAATCTGCGTATAATACTTATTCAATTTCAGAGGAATTTAAATGACTATAATCGAAGCTCCGACAAACTGCCCTTCGTGCGGTTCGGTCTTAGAAGAAGTCAATTACCTTCTGTATTGCAGAAACGCTTCCTGTGGAGGCAAGGTATCAAAACGGATAGAGCATTTTGCAAAAACTCTAAAGATTAAGGGTCTAGGGCCAGCTACTATAGCTAAACTAGATATTACTTCTTTAGAAGATCTTTATGCTTTATCTTGTGAAGAAGTATCAGTTTGTCTTAATTCAGATCGCTTAGCGATAAAATTGATGGATGAATTGAAGAAATCTAAAGATGCATCACTAAATGTACTATTACCAGCTTTTAGTATTCCGTTAATAGGCAAGACAGCTTCAGCAAAATTATCAAAGGTCTGTATGAATATTGAAGAAATAGACTACGATACTTGCAGGGAAGCAGGTCTAGGAGACAAAGCCTCTAAAAACCTATGTAGTTGGATAGAGGTGGAATTTTATCAACTGAGTGTATTACCATTTAGTTTCAAGTTTGAGCGACCTCAGACACCCATAGAAACTACCCTTGGAGTTGTTTGTATAAGTGGTAAACTTACTTCTTATAAGAATAAGTCCGAGGCTACACAAGTTCTACTAGGGCTTGGATATGGGGTTAAGCCGAGCTTAACAAAGGATGTCACAATCCTGGTAAACGAAAGCGGTATAGAATCCGCTAAAACTAAGAAAGCCAGAGATTCTGGCGTTCAAATCATAACTAACCTATTAGAATTAACTGGAGAATAAAACTATGTCCTTACCTAAATGGACTGATGAGCGCACAGCTCATCTAACTGATTTTGTCGGTGACGAAAGTCCCGTATCTCAAGCTACTGTAGCTGATGCTGCAGAAAACCTTGAAACCTCTACTCGTTCCATCTCAAGCAAATTGCGAAAGATGGGCTTCGATGTAGAATTAGCTTCTGCTAATAACACTCGAGCATTTAGCGATGCTCAAGAAGCAACTCTTGCAGCTTTTGTCTCTGACAATAGCGGTCAATATACTTATGCTGAAATTGCAGGTCACTTTGAAGGTGGCGCTTTCTCTCCTAAGTCTATTCAAGGCAAGATTTTGTCTATGGAATTAACTAGCCATGTTAAGCCTGCCCCTAAAGTAGAAGCTGTACGCACGTACTCTCCTGCTGAAGAAGTCACTTTTGTATCTATGGTACATGCTGGTGCTTTCGTTGAGGCTATTGCTGAAAAACTTGGACGAACTGTTAATTCAATTCGTGGTAAAGCTCTTAGCTTGTTACGTTCTGGTGACATTGATGCGATTCCGCGTCAAGAAACAACTAAAGGAGCTTCAAAAGAAGATCCTTTGGCAGAAATGTCTAACATTGGCGACCTGACTGTTGAAGCGATTGCTGAGTCAATCGGTAAAACACCACGCGGCGTTAAAACTATGCTTACTCGCAGAGGTTTAACTGCTGCTGACTATGATGGTGCAGCTAAAAGTGCAAAAGCTTCCGCTTCTGTCTAAAATAACTATTTAGTTATTTACAAAAACAGGCTCTTCGGGGTCTGTTTTACTATTCATGGATCGGGAGAATCTTAGTGAACATCGCTAGTGCGCTAATAAAGCAAGTGCTTTCACACCAAGACTTTGAAACTTGGAGTGTTACGTATAAGCATTATTTGCCAAGCGAGTATCATAGTCTTTACAATGTTATTGATAAACACTGTGAATCCCACCACAAGATGCCAACGATTGATGAATTAAAATTTGAGATTCGTGATTCAAGTACGAGAGAGAAATTATATGCCGTAGAGTCTCTTGAGGTTACTACAGATGCAATTATGCTTCTTGAGTACTTGAAAAATGAATATGCTCAAAAAGAGATTCTGGACTCGCTTGAAGATTATGTCGAAAATTCTGTTGCATTTGAAAATGCACAAGAATCAGTAGAACACCTACACCAAATCGTTTTAGACGTAGAGGATAAGGTTGATCTTGATGACCCACAGGAAAGTATGCAACGTATTGACCTGTTCGAGCCAGAGGAAGATATAGCCAAGTACATACCACTTGGCCTCAATACGGATTATGACCGCGATATTCAATTCTCTCCTAGAGATTTGGTTATGGTAGGTGGTAAACGAGGGGCTGGTAAGTCGGTTATATGTGCAAACATTGCTAACAATGTTTACGCTTCTGGGAAGTCTGCTATTTATTTCACCATTGAGATGGATAGCAGGTCTGTCCTACAGCGTTGTTGTTCTATAGCTACCGATATTTCTTTTTCGCGTCTTCGTACCAAAAATCTTGGTATAGGAGAGTGGGAAAAAGTAGCAAATTGGTGGGCTAATCGTTTTGTTGCGGGACAAGACCGCTTGAAAGAGTATAAAAAACACCGTGATTTTGAGAAGTTTCATGGAGAATTGAGAACTGGAGAGCTCCTCCCGACTCAACAGTTGGATGTTGTTTATGATCCTTCTCTTACCTTATCTAAAATTCGTGCAGAGCTTGATAAAAAGGTCAAGCCCTTGAATATTGGAGTTATCATTGTGGATTATATAAATCAAGTAAAGCGGTCAAGTCTTCCTAATAGAGGAGGTCAGTATGACTGGACAGAACAAATAGAAGTTTCTAAAGCACTAAAGTCAATGGCCCAAGAGTTTGATTGTACTGTATTCTCACCCTATCAAACAGACGCCACAGGTGAGGCTCGTTTTGCAAAAGGTATTTTAGACGCGGCTGATGCTGCATATACACTTGAAACCTACGACCATGAAGATGGTTGTATCACTCTTAATTGTGTTAAAATGCGTTCAGCAGCTATGCGATCTTTCACATCCACAGTAGACTGGGAGTCATTAAAAGTAGGGCCCGAGACTGCGTTAACACCTCAAGAGAAAGAGGATTCTGCCCATAAAACAGGTGAAGATATAAATGATATCTAAAAATAGTTCTTGATTTTTGAGGCCAGTTGTAGTATAATAATGTTGTATAAATAAAAGAAGTAAATAAAAGTGACCGTAGAAGAGCTATTAAGACAGAGAGAATTATACTTTATACCAAAAGGTGCTGACTTTTTAGTTAGCTGTCTTAATCCCGAACATGAAGACAAGAACCCTAGTATGAGGATTGATCAAATTACGGGTATTTATCAGTGTTTTTCTTGTGAATTTAAAGGCAATATATTTACATATTTTGGGGAAAAGGCAAATCAATTACAGCTAAGACGAGAATTTCTAAAACGAAAAATTAGAGAAAAGAGGTCTGAAAGCATTGGTTTGTCTTTTCCCCAGAGTACTATTCCTTATATTGGAAATTGGAGGGAAATTAAACCCGAAACATATAAAAAGTTTGAAGCATTTCAATCAGTAGAAAGCAACTTTATAGGACGAATTAACTTTCCTATAAGAGATATATCAGGACGTATAGTAGCGTTTAACGGTCGTCATACTACAGGAGGAACTCCTAAGTATATGATATCGCCCACGGGTGCAAAGCTACCTCTATTTCCTTTAGTAAAACCTATACAAGGCAAAGTAATCTTAGTAGAAGGTATATATGATATGCTTAACTTACAGGATAAGGGATTAACAAATGCAGTTTGTACTTTTGGAACAAAGAATATTAATGAAGATAAGTTAAAAATGCTTTCTATACAAGGAGTTGATAGTATAGATGTATTTTTTGATGGAGATGATGCAGGTCAGACTGCTGCAATGAAAATAAAGGAGATGTGCAAGCAAGTAGGTTTGTTACATCGAAACATTTGTCTCAAGAACACAGATCCTGGGGCATTAAAACAACAAGCAATAGAAACTTTAAAGAGAAAATTATATGGCTAAGGTTGCCCTAATAGAAACCAAACCGAGTAGAACCAATTTTAAAAAAGAATTCGATAATCAGATAGAGTTTGATCAGTATCAGCTATGTTCTGATAGAAATCTAAAAAAAGTATTAAAACGAGATTGTGACATTGAGATTGACACAAGTGCATATGACTGGCTAATTCTAGTAGGTAGTGATGCATTAAAGTATTTTACTAAAATCAATTCAGTTACAGAATATTCAGGTAAAAGAGTAGAAGAAAAGTTTTTACCTATCATTAATCCCGCTATGCTTACTTTCAAGCCCGAGGCACAACGAACTTGGGATGAATCTAAGAAAAGCGTATTAGAGTATATAAACGATAATAAACAAGACACAATTATCACAGAAGAAAATGTTAAAGGTATACAAGATACTAAAGAATGTAATGATTACATTAGAGC